TCGTAATGAAGATGAACTTCAAGGGCAAGAAAGGTGACACAGTTCACATTCCAGCTCCTACTCGTGGTTCAGCATCAGCTAAAGCGGCTTCTACAGCCGTTACTCTGATTGCCGCTACCGAGACTGAAGTTCAAGTCTTGATTAACAAGCACTATGAGTACTCACGCTTCATTGAGGACATCGTAGAAGCACAAGCATTGAACAGCTTGCGTCAGTTCTATACTGCCGATGCTGGTTATGCTTTGGCTAAACAAGTTGATACTGATCTGATCCAATTGGGTCGTGCCTTCAATGGCGCTACTGTTGGTACAGATGACTATGCAACTAGCAACACTACCACCAAGGCTTTCATTGGCTCTGATGGTACTACTGCTTACAACAGCACTAGCTCCAATGCCGCTGCTTTGACTGATGCTGCTATCCGCAGAACCATTCAGCGTTTAGATGACAATGACACTCCTATGGATGGTCGTTTCTTCATCATTCCTCCCTCAAGCCGCAACACTTTGATGGGTCTTGCCCGTTATACAGAACAGGCTTTTGTGGGTAATGGCGATGCAATCCGCAATGGTGAAATCGGTCAACTGTATGGTATCCCCGTGTTCACAACAAGCAATGCTGACTTTGGTGCTGGTAACTCTGGCGCTGACCGCATCTGCTTGATGGGTCACAAGGACTCTATGGTTCTGGTTGAGCAAGTTGGTGTTCGCTCACAAACTCAGTACAAACAAGAGTACTTGGCTACCTTGTTTACATCTGACACTTTGTATGGCGTAAAAGCTATGCGTACTGCCGCTACAACTGGTGCAGCTTTGTCTTCTAGCGCTTTTGCGTTAGCAGTTCCAGCCTAATAGTTGCCTTTTCCCCTCGCCTTAGGGTGGGGGGATTTTTTCTTAATCTAGGAGGAATCTAATATGGCAACCGCATCATCGGTAACATCTCGCAGAGGTAACGATCAATTCCGTGGAATTTTTAGCGACACTTGGGTAGTTCGTGCTACTTTGGACGCTGGTTCTTTGGTTGATGGCGCAGGCGAGACAGACGACATCACAATCCCTGGCGTAGCCTTGGGTGATATGGTCATTGGCGCATCTTTGGGTGTGGATTTGGTTGGTTTGACAGTTACAGGCTATGTCTCTGCTGCAAACACAGTTAAATTCCGTATCCAGAATGAGTCAGGCTCAACTGCAGACTTGGCTTCAGCAACACTCCGTGTTGTCGTAGCTCGCATGGTCTAATAAAGAGGGGGCTAAAAACCCCCTTTTTTTCGGAGAATATATGGCTACTTATCGTTGTCTTCAAAGTGGGCAAACTGTGACTTTTACCTATCAACATGATATTGATAGCATGAAGGGTCATCAAGGTTATGTCAGAATTGACCAAGAAGAAGTTGAGAACAACGATAAGCCGCTAGTGCTTGCTCCACCAACCCCTATCAAGAAGGCTGGCAGGCCAAGAAAGGTAGCAAATGTCTGAGATTGATCCTAGAGAGTTTGGCAAACTTGAAGCTCAAGTTGAGGCTCTCCAGAATGAAGTTCATGCCTTGCGTCAAGACATTAAGACTCTCTTAGAGATGGCTAATAAGTCTAAAGGCGGTATGTTCGTTGGAATGGCTATCGCATCTGTTGTAGGCGGTATCATTTCTTTTGTTGCCACTAAGATGATTCGATAAGGAAATATCATGCCACAAGTAGGAAGCAAGAAGTTCCCATATACAGAAAAAGGCGAGAAAGAAGCCAAGGAATATGGAAAAAAGAAGGGTATTCCAGTAACTGTGATGATTGCCATTGGTAAGCCAAAAATGAGAGGTATGCCTACTCGTGGCGGCAGAACAGCAACAAACATGAAAAAGACTGGTCGTGGCAAATGAAAAAGACTAAAGCAGAAGCCAAAATCTCAAAGGTTATGCGTGAGTACAAGTCTGGAACACTTCATTCTGGCAAGAAAGGCCCTGAAGTTACTTCTCGCAAACAAGCCATTGCAATTGCTTTGTCAGAGGCAGGCAAATCTAAACCAAAGGCTAAAAAATGAAACAAGGACTCTACGCAAATATCAATGCCAAACAAGCAAGAATAGCGGCAGGGTCTAAAGAGAAGATGAGAAAGCCTGGTACTAAAGGCGCTCCTACTGCGGCAGACTTTAAGGCGGCTGCTAAAACAGCTAAGAAAAAGAAATGAAATCCCCAGTTTGGCAAACAAAAGAGGGGAAAAATGCTAAAGGGGGCTTGAACGCTAAGGGCAGAGCATCTTATAATGCAGAAACGGGTGGTAATTTGAAGCCACCAGTAAAGTCGGGCGACAACCCTCGAAGGGCCTCCTTTTTAGCACGCATGGGCAATATGCCTGGGCCTGAGATGAAAGATGGGAAGCCTACCCGACTTCTCTTATCTCTGAAGGCTTGGGGTGCATCGTCCAAGGCAGACGCTAAAGCTAAAGCAAAAGCGATCTCAGAGAGGAATAAGAAATGACAACCTATTTACAAGCAGTCAACGATGTGCTTGTTCGCTTGCGTGAAGAGGAAGTCTCTACTGTTTCCGAAACTCCTTACTCAACATTGATTGGCAAGTTTGTCAACGATGCAAAGCGTCATGTTGAGGATGCTTATGAGTGGAATGTTCTTGGCACAACCTCGATCATTACAACGACTTCTGGCACTTATTCTTATTCCTTGACTGGTTCAGGGCAGAAGTTTCGTGTCCAAGATGCCATCAACTCTACAAGCAAAATTGGTATTGACAACATACCATTTGCGACAATGAATCGGTTTTTGAACTTTGGCACTCCGTCAAACTCAATTCCTCAGTATTACACCTTTGATGGCGTTGATTCCAATGCTGACACCAAGGTTACATTGTTTCCGATTCCTGATGGCGTATATACCATCAAGTTCAGCTTAGTTGTTCCTCAAGATGTTTTATCTAGTGACAGCACAGTTATCTCTGTTCCTGCTGAATTGATCGTTCAGAATGCTTATGCAAGAGCTTTGGTTGAGCGTGGTGAAGATGGTGGATTGAATTCTTCAGAGGCTTATCAACTGTATAAGTCTATGTTGTCCGACTACATTGCTACAGAAGCTACTCGCTACCCTGAATTTGGCGTTTTTGAGGCTGTTTAATGGCTCAACCTATCCAAACCTTTAGCATCTCTGCGCCAGGCTTCTATGGTCTGAATACGCAGGATTCTCCATTGGATTTGGCATCTGGCTTTGCGCTTGTTGCTACCAATTGTGTGATTGACCAATATGGTCGTATTGGTTCACGCAAAGGCTACACAAGACTAAACTCATCAACTGGCAATCTTGGCGCTAATGATGTTGGTGTGATGCACGAGTTGGTTCAGACTGATGGCACATTGACTGTCTTGTTTGCTGGCAACAATAAGTTATTCAAACTTGGTACTTCTAATGCAGTTACTGAGTTGACATATGGGGGGGGTGGTACTGCTCCTACCATTACTGCTAGCAATTGGCAATGTGCATCCTTGAATGGAATCACATATTTCTTTCAAACTGGTCACGATCCATTGATTTACGACCCTGCTGTAAGTACAACTACTTATCGTAGAGTGAGTGAGAAGTCTGGTTATGCGGGAACTGTCCCATTAGGTAACTTGGCAATTTCTGCCTTTGGTCGTTTATGGGTTGCTAATACATCTTCTGATAAGACAACAGTAACTTTCTCTGATTTGCTTACTGGTCATATTTGGACTGGTGGCACTTCTGGTTCATTGAATGTCAATCAGATTTGGCCTAATGGTGCTGATGAAGTTCAGGCTTTGGCTGCTCACAATGGTTTCTTGTTTATCTTTGGTAAGCGTCAGATTCTTGTTTATCAAGGTGCGACTACGCCATCGACAATGACTTTGTACGACACCATTGGTGGCATTGGTTGCATGGCTAGAGATTCTGTTCAGACAACTAGCTCTGATGTTATTTTCTTGTCAAACAGCGGTATTCGTTCATTGATGAGGACTATTCAAGAGAAGTCTGCTCCAGAGCGTGATTTGTCTAAGAATGTCCGTAATGACTTGATGACAGATGTTGCGGCTCAAACCTTGTCGAGCATTAAGTCTGTCTACTCTGAGCGTGAAGGCTTTTACTTGTTGACAATGCCATCCAATAAATCTGTTTATTGTTTAGATACAAAAGTGATTTTGCAAGATGGTACTTCAAGAGTAACTACTTGGGATTCAATCACTCCTACATCTTTGTTGTCTCGTAGAAATGGTGATTTATACATTGGCAAGAATGGTTATGTTTGTTCTTACAGCGGATATTTAGACCATGAGTCTACTTATCGCATGATGTACTACACAAACAATGCTGACCTTGGAAATGTCAATCAAGTATCTATCTTGAAAAAGATTTCTGCTGTTGTTATTGGTGGCACAAGTCAGACTGTTTCAATTAAGTGGGGCTTTGACTTTAAAGCTAACTACTTGAGTGCCAATGCTTCTATTCCATCTCAGGGTGTTGCTCAGTATGGTATTGCTGAATATGGCGCTAATGGCAGTCCAGTTGCTTACTATTCTGATGGCATTGCTTTGCAAACATTGACAGTTTCAGCAAGTGGATCAGGAAAAGTTGTACAGACTGGTTATGAATCAGAAATAAATGGAGCGCAGTTGTCGATCCAGAAAATTGAAATCCAAGCTAAGAACGGGAAGATAGCATGAGCGATTACACCAAAAGCACGAACTTTGCGTCTAAAGATAATCTTAGTCCTGGCAATGCTGCAAAGATTGTTAAGGGTACAGAGATTGATACCGAATTCAACAATATCGCTATTGCAATTGCGACTAAGTTTGATTCGACCAATGCTCCAACAGGATCGGTTGTTGGTACTACAGATACTCAAACTCTGACAAACAAGACTTTGACAAATCCAACTATCAACAACTATACAGAAGGTGTTGTTGCAATTGGTACTGTTACTTCTTCAAATACTTTGTCATTGACAAATGGTACTGTTCAGACTGCTACTTTGACAGCATCTACAGCTTGCACATTCACAATGCCTACCGCTACTGCGGGTAAGTCTTTTATATTGTTGCTCAAACAAGCGGCTACTACTGGTGGCGGTACTGCTACTTTTACTAGCGTCAAATGGAATTCAGCTGCCGCTCCAGTCGTTACTTCTACTGCGGGCAAGATGGATATTTTCTCGTTTGTGTCTGATGGTACAAACTGGTATGGAACTGTTGCACAAGGTTACACACCATAATGTTTGCCGCACCAAACTTCTTCTTAGCGGGAGCTTCTGACTCTGTTGGTCAGATTGCTTTTACGACTGCGGGAACATACTCTTGGACTGTTCCTTTCCCTATCACTAGCGTAAGCGTTGTTTGCATTGGTGGTGGTGGTGGAATTTCTATTCCTAGTGTAAGTGATGGTACAGATGGTGGAACTTCATCATTTGGTAGCGTTGTTTCTGCTTATGGTGGTGGTGGTGCTAAAGAATTTACTGGTGCTGCAGGAGCTGGTGGTACTGGAACAACCATTGGCGGTAACATTGGTGGCGGTAATGGTGGAGTTGGTGGCAGTAGTAGTAATGCTGGTTCTGGTGGCGGTGCAGGCGGCTATTCAGGCAATGGAGGCGCTGGAGTTACTACTGGAACAGGAAATAGTGGATCAGGCGGTGGCGGTGGCTCTGGCGGTTCTACTGGAACTTCAAGTGGCGGTGGCGGTGGAGTAGGACTTCTAGGAGAAGGAACAAGCGGAGCTGGTGGTAGTTCATCTCCAACTGGAGGAGGTGGCGGTTCTGGCGGTTCTTCAGGTAGTGGAAATGTTGGTGGAGCTTATGGTGGTGGTGCAGGAGCAGCAACTACTCGCGCAGGCGGTGGTGGCGGTGGTCTTCGTTATGCCAACAATGTTTCTGTAACGCCTGGCGATGTCATTACTGTTGTTGTTGGCGCTGCTGGCACTGGTAATGCTAGTGGTGGTTCAGGTGCAGTAAGAATTATTTGGGGTGAAAACAGATCATTCCCGTCAACAAATACAGGCGATTTGTAAGGAAAAATCATGGCAGTAGATCAAAAGATTATTGATAGCCTAGTTCAGCAAATTCTTGCTACTAGCGACTCATCTAAATGGGGTGGCGATGGCAAAGGTTCTGCCAAAGCCAATGCAACTGACATGGCTAACATTCTTGCAAAAGCGGGAATTACTGATGTCAAGCAACTTGGTGTTAAGCAAGAAGTTATCCCTGCTATGTATGGCGAGGGATTGAATGAGCCTGAGCGAACTGTCAATAAGTACTACAACAAAGCAACAGGCCAAGAACTTGAAAACACTTATGGTGAGAGACAGATTGGTAACTTCTTTGGTGGTACATATACTGGCAAAGGCAATACTGGTTATGGTGTTGTGTTTGATGCTCAAGGAAATCCTCAATTCTTTACATCTGGTGCATCTAGCTCTGATTTAACCAAAGACACACTTATTGCACTTGGTGTAATGGGTGGTATTGGTCTATTGAATGGTTTTGGTGCTGTTG